GGCGGATTTCTCTCCCCGGAGTCGAATCTCCGGCGCTCGAGGCCGTCGACGGAGGCTCGAGGTCTCGGTGCGCGGCATCGGGCGGAACGGCGGCGATGGGCGCCGATTGTCCGCGGGGGATGCGTGCCGTGTTCGATCTGCGAGGAGCTGATCGAGGCGGGCGCCGAGTGGGATCTCGATCACACGCCGGATCGGCGCGGGTATCGCGGGCCCGCTCACTCGAGCTGCAACCGGCGCGACGGCGCGCTCCGGACGAACACGCGTCGCCGGCGGCGGTCGCGGCTGTGGTAGTCGTCGCCGATCTGATCGCGCCGCGGGTTCAGTGGGTTCCGGAAGCTGCCGACGACGAGCTCGGCGATCGCGCGGTCGAGTTCTGCCGGCGCGTCGGGCTCAAGCTGGACCCCGAGCAGGAGCTCGTGCTCCGCGGCTCGCTCGGCGTGAACGCCGGCGGGCGGTGGCAGACACCCGAGGTCGGATTCACGGCGCCGCGGCAGAACGGCAAGGGCGAGGTACTCCTCGGCCGCGAGCTGTTCGGGCTGTACGAGCTCGACGAGCGATTCATCGTTCACTCGGCGCACGAGTTCAAGACGTCGGAGCGGCATTCGCAGCGGCTCGAGGCAGTCGTGCGGGGCTGCCCGGAGCTGTTCAAGCGGGTTAAGCGCGCCGGCTCGGGCCGGCTGCTCGGGTTCCGGTACTCGCACGGCGACGAGGCGCTCGAGCTCGACGACGGATCAAAGATCGAGTTTCGCACCCGGACGAAATCAGGGATGCGCGGATTCGACGACGTCGCGCTGCTCGTGCTCGACGAGGCGATGATCCTCTCGGAGTGGGCGCACGGCGCGATGATGCCGACCGTTCGCGCGTCGAAGGCCGAGCGCGGGCCGCAGCTGTGGTACACGGGCTCGGCGGTCGATCAGGACGTGCACGAGCACGGGATCGTTCTCGCGCGTGTACGCGAGCGCGGGCTCGCGGGCGAGGATCAGCGGCTCGCATATTTCGAGTGGTCGCTCGATTTCGATCACCCGGACGACGTACCCGACGAGGTGATCGAGGACCGCGAGCGGTGGGCCGAGGTCAATTTCGCGATCGGCCGCGGCCGCGTGCAGATCGAGCAGATGGAGCTCGAACACTCGTCGCTAAGCCGGCGCGCGTTCCTGACGGAGCTCCTCGGCGTCGGCGATTGGCCGGCGACCGACGGATCAAGCGAGCTCGTGATCTCGCTCGAGGCTTGGCGCGAGGTCGAGGACGAGGCATCGGTGCTCGTCGATCCCGTGTGTCTCGCGTGGGACGTGTCGCCGAGCCGGCGTACCTCGGTCGCGGCTGCGGGGCTGAACGAGGCCGGCGAAATGCACGTCGAGGTGATTCACGCTCGCGCCGGCACCGGGTGGCTGCCCGATCGGCTCGCCGAGCTGCTCGAGCGGCACGAGGTGCTCGAGGTCGCGACCGACGGGCTCGGGCCGTCCGCGGCGCAGATCTCGCGCGTCGAGGAGATCGCGGGCGTCGAGGTGAAGCGGACGACCGCCGGCGAGTACGCCGAGGCGTGCGGGCTGTTCGCTGACGGCGTCGGCGAAAAGACGCTGCGGCATATCGGGCAGGAGGAGCTCGACGTCGCGGTGAAGGGTGCTCGGACGCGGCCGCTCGTCGACCGGTGGGCGTGGTCTCGTACGAAATCGGTCGCGGACGTCGGGCCGCTCGTCGCGTCGTCTATCGCCGTGTGGAGCGCGACCCGGCAAGACATAGGCGAGGTGGTGATCTACTGATGCGCTGGCCGAGGATTCTTAAGCGTGACGTCGAGCCGCTCGAGGGCACGAACATTTCGCTGTTTAACACGATCATCCCGGCGTGGTGGGCGCAGGAGGGGCTCTCGCTCTCGCAGCAATGGGTGCCGGGCGACGGCCGGCTCGCCGAGCGCGTGTGGACGTCGTCGAGGTGTATTCAGCTGAACGCGCAGCAGATCGCGTCGATGCCGGTCCGGTTCGAGGGGCCGGAATCGGCGACGCCGCCGGCGTGGCTGAGCTCACCCGATCCGCTGTGGTACCCGAACGGGATCGGCGACGCGATGTTCTCGATTGTCGCGCAGCTGTACGCGTGGGGGTTCGCGTGCCTGTACGTGACCGATTTCTACGCCGACGGGTTCCCGCGGCGCTGGACCGTGCTCGACTCGTCGAGGCTCACGATCAGGCGCGCGGCCGACGGCGGTCGCAGCTACAAGATCGGCTCGACCGATATCGACCCGGGGCGCGTCGTGCAGATCGACCGGAACCCGGGCTCGGCCGCGCACGGCTGCTCGGCGCTCGAGGCGTTCAGTCAGAACGCGTGGGGGCTGCTCGCCGCCGGAAATCAATCGATGGCGGTCTCGCAGGGCGCGATGCCGAAGGTGTATCTGCAGTCGAAGCGGAAGCTGCAAAAGGCGCAGGCCGAGGACATTCAGACGCAATGGATGCAGGCGACGAGCTCGCGCAACGGGGCGCCGCCGGTCGTGCCGCCGGAGCTCGAGCCGCAAGAGCTCGCGTTCAACCCGTCCGATATGGCGCTCCTCGAAACGCAGGAGTGGAACGCGAAAGTTCTCGCGAACGCGTACGGCGTGCCGGCGGTGCTCCTGAACATGGCGCTGCAGGGCGGGCTCACGTATCAGAACCCGGCCGCGCTCGGCGAAATGTGGTGGCGGTTCGAGCTCCGGCCGACCGGTAAGCGGATCGTCGACGCGTTCACGGCGCAGATGCTCCCGGCCGGCTCGTACGTGTGGCTCGACGCCGGCGACACGTTCCTCCCGCTCGACCCGAACAGCGAAACCGACGACCCGCAAGAGTCGACGGTCGCGAAAGCGTCGCCGGCGCAACAGCCGCGACTAACAGCCGTAGGAGGTACTACGCCATGAGCACGACTCAGCTCGAGAATCCGGAGCTCGAGAACGAGGCGCGCGGGCCGCTCCTGCGTGAGTTCGTCGCCGAGCTCGCGCCGGGCGAGGGCCGCACCGTCGATCTTCGGATCGTTCCGTACGGCATCGCCGCCGAGGTCTCGGACGGCGGGCCGCGCTACCGCGAGGAATGGATGCACGGCGCGTTCGACGATCAGCTGCGCGCCGCGAACCGCGTCGACGTGCTGCTCAATTTCGAGCATCAGGCCGGCATCGGCGGGCTGATCGGCCGAGGGCTGCGGCTCGAGTCGCAGTCGGACGGGCTGTACGGCTCGTTTCGGATCTTCGACGGGCAGGACGGCGACAAAGCGCTCGAGCTCGTGCAGGAGGGCGTGCTCGGCGGCGTCTCGCTCGAGGCGTACCCGAAGCGGTCCGTCCGCACGTCGGCGGGCATCGTTCAGCGCGTGAAAGCGCACCTCGACAAAGTCGCGCTGTGCCGGCGCCCGGCGATTCCGGGGGCTGCCGTGCTCGCGATCCGCGAGGAGATCATTCTCGACGAGGAGGTGCTCGCGTTCGATCTCGATCCCGAGCTCGTCGAGCGTTGTCGGCTGCTCGGCGTAGAGTTGCCGGCTAGATATGCGACGCACCCCGGCGAGGGCACCCCGGACGATGGCTCCGGCACCCCCGACGACGAGCCGGCACCCGTCCCGAACGACGGCGAGTAGTGATCCCGACGACCTAAATCCTTAGATCGGAGGGACCAGGAAATGCAGACGGAAACCGAAAAGAGACTCGCGATTCGGATCGGCGAGCGCGAGTCGACGCAGCAGCTGCACGAGGAGCTACTGCGCGACGTGGGCGAGGAGGATCTGAACGACGCTCAGCTCACGCAGGCGAAGGCGTACCGCTCGCGCATGGTCGAGCTCGACGACGAGATCGGCGAGCTGACGTCGGCCGCGGAGGCCGACCGGGCCGCGCTCGAGCGGTCGAAGGCCGTTCGGCGGGCAATGTCCGGCGCGGTCGACGGGACCGAGGTCGAGGAGGACGGCGTCGTCTATCGCACGATGGCGGCGTACGCTCGCGATTTCATCCTCACCCGGCAGTCGCCGGTCGCGTCGAAGATCGCCGCGCAGTTCGGCGATCCCGAGGTGATCGCAAACGCGCTGCAGCGGCTCGAGCTCGTGAAGCGTGTCAACAACACGCTTTCGTCGAACGTCGGCGGGCTCACTCCTCCGCAGCACATCGCGCAGATCTTCCAAGTGATCAACGCGACGCGGCCGCTCGTCGAGTCCGGGCAGCGGTCGACGCTCGAGCGGGGCACGCTCACCTATCCGAAGGTCACGACCCGGCCCGTCGTCGCGGTGCAGGCGTCGGAAAAGACCGCGGCCGGTGATCAGGGGATGGTTATCGACATGGAGACCGCGACGGCGTCGACGTACCTCGGCGGCGGCGATCTCTCGTGGCAGGCGATCAATTGGTCGACGCCGGACGCGCTCGACCTTTGGTTCCGGCTCGCCGCGGCCGATTACGCGCTCAAGACGGAGCAGGACGCGGCGCAGGTCCTGCAGCACAGCGCGTTCTCGTTCAACATCAGCTCGCCGATCGGGGCTACGCCGACGTTCGCCGAGTTCATGACGGCGATCGGCGCCGGCTACGCCGAGGTGTTCGCGAACAGCGGGCGGATCGCGGACACGATCTACCTCGCACCGGACCGGTACGGGTACCTGCTCGGGCTGACGTCGGCTGCGTTCACGCAGTTCACGTCCGTGAACGGCGACAACGTCGGGCCGCTCAAGCTGGTTGTCTCGCGCGGGATGGATTCCGGCGTGATGGCCGTCGGCGACTCGGCCGGGCTGCTCGTCGCCGAGACGGCAGGAGCTCCGGTCGAGCTCCGCGTCGTCGAGCCGGCGATCGGCGGCGTCGAGGTGGGCATCATCGGCGCATTCGAGGCCGTCGTCGTCGACGAGGGCGCGTTCTCGATGATCACGACCGCGAGCTAGGACGAGCTCGAGGGACACGGCAAAAGAGGGGGGCGCCGGTTCGCCGGCGCTCCCCCTGATCGAGAGGAGCTGAAACCGTGATCGTCGAGCTCGACCCGATAAACGCAGTCGACCTCGCCGCCGGCTCGGTCGTGGTCTACACGCCGGACGCCGGCGCCGCGGTCGTGGCTGTTCTCAGCGTCGACGGCGACCCGGTCTCGCCGGACGGCAGCGGGCAGATCGGGTTCAGCGCGCCGCCGACCCTCGCGCAGATCTTCGCGCAGACCTCGAGCGGAGCGCTCTCGACGTTCGTTCAGATCATTTACAACCCGGTAGCTACCGACCCGATCCGGGCCGGGCTCACGTTCGGGGGCCGGCTCGCCGAGCCGTGGGCGCCGGGCGAGTCGTACGACGGCTCCGAGCTCGCGGTGCTCCTGATCGGCGATGGCCACTATTGGCAGACGACCGACGTCGGCACGTCCGACACGGTCGAGCCGGATTGGTCGAGCGCGTTCGGAGGGACGATCCTCGACAACGGCATTACGTGGGAGGACGACGGGCCCGTGCCGTCGGGCGGATCGATCACCGTCGCGCTCGAGGTCGTCGGCTCGGGTGACGCCGGCGGGCCGTTCGTCGGCGCGACGACCGACGAGCTGTTCCGCATTCTCAAGATTCGGCAGCCGACGGCCGAGCAGCTCGCGTCGGCCGAGCGGGTGCTGCAGACCGCGTTCCTCGAGATCGTCGCCGAGATCGATTTCGCCGACGGCGAGACCGTCGACGACCTCACGGCCGACGAGGCCGCGCTGTGTGTCGGCGTGAACCTCGACCGCGCGGCGGATCTGTGGCGGCACACGGAGTCGATCCCCGGCGTGACCGGGCTACTCGGCGACGAGGGCGCGATCGCACAGCCGGCCCGCTACTCGTGGGAACGGTACGCGCAGCGGCTCACGACCGTAAAGCGGCAATGGGGGCTCGCGTAACGTGGCGACGCTCGAGCAGATCCTCGCCGAGCTCGCGAATCAGATCCGCGACACGATCGACGACGTGACCGACGTCGACGTGCAAGTCGAGCCCGGGTGGCTCCTCGCACCGTCGCCGCCGGCGATCGATATCTACCCGGCCGACCCGTCGAACGAGCCCGAGCTCGCCGCGTTCGGCGAGCAGATGGGCGGCGAGCTGATCACCGTTCGAGCTCGCGTCTCAGCTGCGGATATCGACGCCGGGCAATCGCTCCTGCTCGGGTTCATGGACGACGAGCACGAGCTCTCGATCGTGAATGCGATCACCGATCCGACGCTGAACGGGCTCGCCGACACGCTCGCGTTCCGCGGCCGCAGCGGGTACCGCGAG